TCAAAGATGACCTGCCCCTCGTATGGCAAAGCAGGACGGGTTGTTGAGGTGCAGACTCCCGGCTGGAGAATACTGTTCGGTACAGAGTTACTTAAACCCATGATACTGTTCCTGTTCCAGCAGTAAAGACGGTAACTTTATCGTTGCCGACTGTCGTGGTTGTTGAGGTGAGGCCAGCAGAAACATCTACAGTAAGATTGCTGGAGTAACGGATGATAACAATCCCAGACCCGCCGTTGCCGCCCCTCCCGACACCTTCAGTTGACACACTTGACGCACCTGCACCACCGCCACCGGTGTTGACGGTACCGTCAGTTCCATTCTGATCTGTTCCCGCTCCTGTTCCCCCGCCGGATGACGCAGAACCATATGCGTTAGCGCCACCGCCCGCTCTGCTCACTGAACTCCCAGTGATGGTGCTTGCTACCCCAGATCCGCCGTTAGCGCCCGCCGAACTACCACCTCCAGCGCCTCCAGTGCCGCCAGCACCGCCACCACCACCACCGGTTTCAGCACCACCTGCTCCGCCATCATAACCTTGATTTAATGTGCCGCTTCCTTCTATTCCAGAGTTGCGGCCACCACCACCACCAGAACCACCGTCTCCGCCCTCTCTGCCACCCACTGACACCGAGTACAGACCGCCGTACCCTCCACCTACTGACGTTATTGTGGAAAATTCGGAATCAGAACCTTCAAATGCACGACTTATTAAGCGGATTCCTCCCGCTCCCCCCGCGCCGACAGTCACAGTGTAATTGTTGGAATACCCCAAAGTGAGCGTTGACTCTGCTGAAGCACCCCCTCCTGAAGGCTCTGTACTCCACGTGGAACGGTAACCACCGGCACCACCGCCACCACCAGATCTTGTATTGGTGCCGGAAGCCCTTTCTTCACCACCGCCACCGCCAGCAATCACCAGATAATCGACAGTAAATTCTGGAGAGTTCCTGAACTTCAACCATCCAGCAGTGGAGTGATAATACTCGGGTTCACCGGTCGTCTCATTGAATCTCATCTGACCGGCAGTAGGAGACGAGGGGCGCTCGGCAGTAGTACCAGAAGGCAACTGCACACCTTCACCAGACGTATCACCAATGTTTACCCATGTTGATCCGGCCCACACAAACACTTTGCCGGTATCGGTTTCAAAGATGACTTGTCCGGTGAACGGGTTATCTGGGCGGTCTGTTGAAAGACATACCCCTGTTTTAAGAGAACCTGAAGAAGTAGAAGAAACAGCCATTACCAAGTCACCGTCCCAGTTCCCGCCGTAAACGTCACCACGGTATCAGTACCATCAGTTGTAGAAGAAGAAGTTAGCCCAGCAGATACGGTTGGAGAGCCAGACGCGGTAGGGAACCTGATAATCACAACACCAGAACCACCTGCTCCGGCAACAGCACCGCCAGCGCCGTCAGAACCTGCGCCTCCGCCACCACCAGTATTGGCAGTACCGGCTGTAGCAGATCCGCCCCCACCACCGTGAGCATCACCGCCGCCGCCAAGTCCACCAGAACCTCCGACAGAACCGTTCAGGCCACCTCCGCCACCACCACCGCCAGCATAGTAAACAGAAGAGCCTGTTATGGACGACGCTACACCGTTACCGCCATCTCCACCTGTCCCAGTAGCGCTAGATGCCCCGTTACCTCCTACAGCACCCGCTCCGCCACCACCTGCTCCGCCGCCGTTGGTGCCGCCGCCATTGCCACCGCTATTTCCTTGACCAGATACTGGACTACCTGCACCAGCGTTATCACAGGCCGAGCCACCTCCAGAACCACCGTCAATGCCAGCCAGAATATGACCTCCGCCACCACCACCGCCGCCATAAACGTAAGCAACACTAAATACACTAGAAGTCCCGTTATTACCGCTGTCCCTAGATGCTGCACCAATACTTCCACCAGCACCAACCGTTACAAGATAATTGCTGCCGACAATACAGGGCGTTGTCCCAGTCTTCATACCGCCTGCACCGCCACCACCGGAACCACCAATAGCAGTGGACTGAGCGCCTGCACCCTTACCTCCAGCGCCCCCACCAGCAACAACAAGATAGTCAATAGAGATTTGCTTTGCACTTACACGCCAGACAGTTCCGTTCCACGTATAAGTCAGATCACCTACGGTATAGGTATCGTTTACTGAGGGGGCGTCAGGGAAAGATAAAGGCATTAGTTACTCACCACCTGCCAACTAACCGTCGTCTCATCCCAAACATACGACTGGCCGTCATCAGGCAAAGCGACAGGTGCTTCCCACACATAGTCGGTGAGCACCCACGACGGGTACGGCTGAGGTGGGATGAACCCTGTGCCGTCGTACTCCCAGCCGATAGCAGCCGGGTAGCCGGTCGTGTACTCGACCATCGACCCATCGGCAGGGGCCACCCAGTCGGCACCAACAACGACCACGTTCGCGACGACGCTGCCGTCTAGCACGGCTACGACACGTTCACTCATCACGACTCCTGATATTCGATCCACACGTAGCCAGAACCACCAGCGGCTCCGACGGTCCCTGCGGTGCCACCAGCACCCACAGTCACGGCGATGCTGGCGGCAGGTGTCACGGTGTCACCGGCCACGATGTAGGCACCGTCTGCGCCCTTGCCGCCGGATGAGTAGGCGTTGGCTCCGGCTGTGCCTGTTGCGCCTTGCCCACTATTAGGCGGTCCGGCAGCGTGTCCGTAGTAGGTATTCTGGCCCACGATGAGGATTCCACCACCGCCTTCGGCGGTGACGGTGCCACCGGCGAACGCCACCGACGAGTCGCCGCCGTCACCTTGCGTCGCCGTAGTCCCGCTTGTAGTACCGCCGCCTCCGCCACGGATATGGGCGACCGCATACGTCACACCAGCAGGCACCGTCCAAGTACCAGAACTCGTAAATGCTGCAACTTTTGTCATCTTGCTGATACCTTTCCAAGACGATCCATCGTAGAACTGAATAGCGTTTGTGTCTTGTAGGTAGACCAAATCTGCTTCTGTCGGAGAAGTTATTGCGGCATCTCTGGCCGCTGAATCAGCGTAAGAGGCCAGAGTGATAGAAGAACCAGACGGAGGAGCACCAAACTCAACCCACTGTTGAGAAGAACCATCATCATAATAAATATAGGCACGACCGTCATCAGAGTCATACCAAATATCCCCAGCAGCCGCCCCAGTAGGAGCAGAAGAAGAAACGATCCCGCCCTTATTGCTTTCCCACGCAGAACCAGACCAGAAACGAATGTTATTCGTATCAGTCTCGTAAATAACCTGACCCTCAAAGGGGTTCGCGGGGCGCGTTGAACTAGTGCATACCCCGGGCCTAATCCCAAGACGCCCCAAAGCAGCGTCAATAGCCATCAGACTTCCTTCACCCAGCCAACACCAGTGATATTCACACCAGTGCGATCAGCAACAGCTCGTAAAGTTTCCGCGGCAGTGATTACTAAAGCAGTGTCGAAAATAACAGTATCGTTAGCAGCAACAGGTAGTTGATAGAAAATCGCGTTACTCGCTGTACCAGTGGAGCCAATAGCGATCGTCACCCACGCGTCAACACCATTTGTGTTCGTGATCATGATTTGCTTAACTACCCAAAGGCGACTTGCTGGGACAGTACCAAGAGTGGTGTCAGAAGTTCCTACTGCTGACGGACCAATAAGTCTACCTTCGGTGCGATCTCCTACTGCCATTACGGTCCAATCTCCATCAAAAGAATCGCAGCATCTGTGCTGCTACTGGTAATCGTTGGATTGACGCTTCCAGTGCCGCCAACCTCGACCCAAGAGCTATCATAATACACTAGAAGACGACCCGTGTCAGACTCAAACCACATGTCGCCTTCGGACGGTCCAGCCGGGTCAGTGTCGCTAACGGTAACCGACGCGCCGCCTCCAGCAGACACCCACGTTGATCCGTTGTAGATAAACAATTCGGCATCGTCTGAGTCGTACCAAATGTCGCCAGTATTCGCGGTCGCTGGCTGCGATGTTGCTACGGTCGACGCAACTCCACCCGCGGCGCCAACCTCGACCCACTGACCCGACGTTCCGTCGTCGTAGTAGAGATACGTTCTGCCGGTGTCTGATTCAAACCAAAGATCGCCGTTCGTGGGGCTGCTAGGCGCCGTATCAGATGTTGTCATCGCAACAACGCTGTCGCCAATGACCTCGATCCATTGCGCTGAACTTCCGTCGTTGTAGTAGACGAGAAGAGCGCTAGTAGTGGAGTCGTACCACAGCGTGCCGTTATCAGGAGCAGAGGGTGCTGTGTCTGAGACTTCTACGTACGCTGCCGCGCTCGCGGCGGCGCCAACCTCGACCCATTGACTTGACGTTCCGTCAGTGTAGTAAACATACGTTTTTCCGGTGTCAGACTCAAACCACATGTCGCCATTGCTTGGCGTAGACGGTGGAGTGTCTGAAACTGTCATCGCTACAACACTTGAGCCACCGACCTCAACCCACTGCTGAGTGTCACCGTCGTCGTAGTAGACGAACATGGAGCCGGTGTCGGACTCGTACCACAGATCGCCTGAAGACGGTGACGATGGCGCTCCGTCTGAGACAGTTACAGAAGCGCCACCGCCGCCGGTAACTTGCTGCCAGGTCGACCCAGATCTAAAGTATAGAAGATCGTTTGTAGTGTCAACTGCGATCGCGCCGTCAGCAATTGTCGCGGTTGGAGTGCCTGCTGTAGTGAGAGTGACTACCCCATTTGTGCCAGTGACTGTGTTGAACGTGACGTCGTCCGAAGCTGCAACAGCCTGCCCAATTGCCACAGTTGGCGTCGCACCTTCGCCAGTGTTATTTGAAAGAGTGACACCCGTGCCCGCGACAAGGCTTTCTACGTAGTCACCGGTGGTGTCGGTACCGAGATCGATCGCGTCCGGGACCCAATCTGTTCCATTGAACTTTAGGAAGTCGCCGGTTGTCGGACTGGTTGTGAAGTTGACGCCACCAACATCCCCGATGGACAACGGGAAGTTGACCCATTCTGCGCCGTCGTAATAAACGACATCGCCTTGTGCTGGGGTGACGATTGTGAAGTTAACGTCGCCGAGATCGCCGAGGTCGTGGTTAGAAATGTCCGATACAGTTCCGGTTACTGCACCGATAAACGTTGCGTCAGTGCCGTTGGTTCCGTTGTCTAAAACTTTGGATGTTCCGTTGCTTGCGTAAACATCACCAGTGATGCTTCCAGTTAGATCTGCGGAAACATGTCCGAAGGTGACACTCGCACCCGTCCCAACATCCTGACCGATGTAGATCGTTGGTGTCGCGCCCTCTCCAGTGTTGTTGAGTAGCGACACTCCGGTCCCGGCAACCAGCGACTCCACGTAATCGCCTGTGGTGTCAGTACCTAAGGCTACGGAGTCTGCCTGAATAGTTGTTGATATTGAAACGTTTGCCGAACCGTCAAATGACACCGACCCGACGACATCGCCAGATAGACTGATAGTTCTTGATGTGGAAAGAGTGTTCGCAGAGTCTGCGGTTCCTGTAAGATTTCCTTCAACATTCGCTACAAGATCTGCCACGGAGTAGCCGGAAGCTCCAGTGTCGACTGTACTCGTCGGCGCGCTCTGTGAATCTTTAAATAGTTTGAACTTTCCGTCGGTTGCGTCTCGGAAAAGACCGGCGTAGAGATCTTGTGATCCGCTTGTGTCGTAGAGACCATAAAAACCGATGTCTACAACGTCAGCGGTGTTGTTTCCGCTCGCTAAGATAATCAGTGGATCTTCTACAGAAAGAGTAGCGGTGTCTACTGTCGTGGTGCTGCCGCTGACAGTAAGGTTGCCGCTAACAGTGACGTCGCTAAATGTGACACTATCAGTCGTGCCGACGGCTTGACCTATTTCTATGGTTGGAGTTGCGCCTTCGCCGCTGTTGTTGCTGAGAGTTATTCCAGTGCCGGCTACAAGAGACTCAACATAGTCGCCGATTGTGTCCGTACCCAAAGTGATATCGTTCGGGATGTCGTTTGTTCTACCTGCACCAAGAACAAGTAGCTCACCCGTTGAAGAATCTGTTCTGACTACTCTTGCAATCGCCTGAACCAGATCGGAAGAAGACGTTGGACGTGTGGATGTTAGTCCGCCGCCTGGCGCTACGTACAGTGTGGTATTCACCGCGTATGCGCTGGTGTTCAGGCCTCCAACTACACCCAGAACAGTAGCATGTCCTTCAGCGTTGTTTGCAAGGGCTACTTGTGTGATGCCAAGTGCTGGCATTGTTGAAGACGTTGAAGCATCCGAAGGTGAAACCTCAGTTGCTCCGGATGCACCAACAGAACCTGTAGCATAGACAGGTGTTCCAGCAGCTATAGTCGAACCCGACGTATTCTTGACGTGTATATAGACTGAGCCGGCGATATTGCCATGGATGTGATTCGCAGTTAGTATACCGTCAACTTCTGCGTCTTGTGAGATAAACGCATTGCCAGTTACGTCTAATGCGACTGTTGGTGTTGTTGTTCCAATACCGACACGGTTGTTCGCGCTGTCTACGTAGAGAGTGTCAGTGTCTACTGTAAGATCGCCAGAAATTGTTAATTCTGTGGCTGTCCTTGTGCCGTCAGCCAGCAAATAAATTGTGTGATCGTCGTCGCCAAGACCTGCTAATGTTCCGTGGTCTGTGCCAGTTCCTGACACCTGAACCCACGAGCTGCCAGATCTAAAGTACAGGATGTCGTTTGTCGTGTCAACAGCAAGTGCGCCATCTGCAATTGTCGCTGTTGGAGTTCCGGCTGTAGTAAGAGTAATTACGCCAGCCGCAGCTTCGAACGTGTCGTCAGTCTTTAGAGCGTTTGATGCGTCTCTGTAGAGGTTTACATCTCCGGCAGAAGATCCAGTGCCCCAGACAATTCTACCACCGGCTTCGATCTTAAAACGATCGTTTGTGTCGCCACTAAGAGATACCGCTATTGAGTCGGAGGACGCTGAAGATAAATCACGTATCGTGATAGGGGTGGTAAATTTCTGAGCCACGACTCAGTTCCTCCGTAAGGGCCTCGACCCTTATATGTTAGCCAGTTACAACTACGCGGTACGTGTTAGTAGCCGGTGCTGAAGCAAATGTAATAACAACGTCGTTGATTGAGTTTCTATCAACGTCGGCAAAGACTGTTTGGTCATTTGCAATCTCGTACACTTGCACTACGACGTCTTTTGTTCCGAAGTTGTGCTGGACTGTGTACGAAACGTTTGAACCGTCTCCAATTGTCTGCGCAGAAATTCTGGCAAGAGTTGGAGTACTTGTTGTTAGCCCGCTCGTCGAGGTGTCAGCTAAATTGTCGCGAGCATCTGCGGCAGTACTTGCTCCGGTACCGCCGTGAGCAACGGCAACGTCTGTGGCCTCCCAGGTACCGGTCGCAATAGTTCCGAGTGTCGTAATGCTCGACTGTCCAACATACGTAGATGCAATGTCTACGGCATCAGCTGTGACAGTGATTCTGTTCGCCGTTCCACCAACAGCAAGAGCCGAGCCGCCGCCGCCAGTTAGACCGTCGCCGGCGACTGAAGCGTTGAGATGACTCTCGTCAATGCCGGCTGCCTTGACTTGAAGCGTGTCAGTGACAATCTCGATAGTCGAGTCATCAACGTTGACACTGAAGTCGCCGCCCGTAAGATCAAGACCAGGACCAGCAGTGTATGTGCCAGCTCCTGAGAATTGAGCAAACGCAAGAGCGGTAGTCCCAAGAGTGATTGTCTCGTTAGTTGTAAGAACCCAGCCGGTGTCAGCGTACGTATCGCCTTCTTCAACGAAGGTGAACATCCCAGCGGTTACGTCATCGTTTGAGTTCGCGTCATCTGCGCGGACGGCAGCGCCTGAGGCCTGAACAACGTAGATACCGTTTTCTGCGCCTGATGCCTGGTTCTTAACAAGAACTCTGTCGCCAGCGACAAGAGTAATGTTGTCGACAGAATCTCCAGCCTCGAGATCTGTTGTGATGCTAAGAGCGCCGGTTGTAGCTACACGTACAGACTGCTTAACGTCTAGCCCCTGGCTTACACCGTCAACGTATCCTTTTGTTGCAGCATCCGACGCGTTTGTCGGTGTTGCAAGATTTGTTATTTTCTGATTGTTGACGTCAAGATCGCCAGTGTTTGCTGCAATTGCGGCAATTACTCTAGCGTCTGTAAAGTAAAGATTGGATCCTTCAGTAAGATCGCCGGTATCGTGATTGCTGATATCCGATACTTGACCGGTGACATTTCCAGTGAGGTTGCCGCTGAACGTCGCGGTGATTGTTCCGGCGGCAAAGTTACCTGACCCGTCGCGAAGTACTAAGTAGTCGGCAATATTTGAAGAAGAAGCGTCTAGGCTGAGATCTATTGTATTTCCACTTGTCGAAGCATTGAGCTGCGTTGTAGTGGAAGATACGTTATGAATCAACGACACCCAGGCGCCGTCTGCGTAGACTCGAAGGGCGTCTAGCGTGGAATCGTAGTAGATTCTACCCTCGTAGGATACACCAGCGCCTGGCGCAGAAGCAAGAACCTCAAAACGACCATCAATAATCTGATTCTGATTGAGGTCAATACTTGTAAGGAATTGATTAGCCATTCCAGGCTCCTATTGGCTATGTGAGGTACGCGTAACCGGCAAATGGTGCGCTAAAAGAAACGACCACTTCTGTAGTACTACTATAACTTATTTCGCCATAAACGAGTGTGCCGGCAGTGTCCACTACACTTACAGCAGGGTAGCCGCTAAGATCGTGTGTAATTGTCCAAGTAGAAGATGGAGATATCTGCGAATGAATGTGCCTTCTCGTATCCCCGGGACTGTACAGCGGCGTAGGGGGCCAAGATCCGTCCGCCTTAGGGCCGTACAGATCTCCCGTAGTTGTGTCAATGTAGATATCGTCGTCGAAACCTACAAGATTTGATGGAGCGCCAGAGCCCGTGACTATCCCTGGGCCTCTTGGCCCCACCGGGCCTCTAAGACCTGAAGTAGAACTTGATCCACCTGGAGTGTAACCTTCGTCGCCACTTATATCTGTGTTTAGATCAACAGAAGATCCGTCGCCATATGGCAGATACGCATAGAATTTTCTTGGCTTTACACCAAAAAGACGAACCTGAACTTCGTAAGTCCAGTTGCTAGGTACTAATGCATCATTGTCTGTGGTCGGAAGATCTATGCTAAAGGAGCCATTTGAGTTTAGTACGGCAGTTAGAGAGTCTTCTATAACTATAGAATCTTCAATATCGACAACTCGTGTCGTCGGCGTGAATGTCACGCGCCCGCGTGCCGCAGACCCGACACCAGTTAGATACGTGCCTGTGACAGTTCTAGTAAGTACGTCTGCTGGCCAGGCCACATCGTTTCTCCAGGTCTAGGTGTCCTTAGATATCCTATCAAAGGCGTCAAGCTGCGAGAAAGAAAAACTGCTTATCAATCAAGCCACACAACGTATTCTGCGGTAACCCTAGCCTTGTCTGGGTCAACAAAATGAAGCCGCTGAGACGGCTTTCCAACTGCTGCGACAAATTCTCTGGCGTACTCGTTGTGAGATTCTGGTGAACCTGACACGAATACCCGTCCACCATTTGACATTGTCAACGACATTGGAGTATGCCAGTGGCCCATGTAGACATCTTGGAATTCGTCGATGACGCCAGTTGCCCACGCGTTGGCCTTTCTCAGAATACCGAAGGCTGGTGTATTGCCACCGAATGATTTGATCTCGTCGCCATGCACTAGAAGCGCGCGATAGTTACCAATCTCGACGATCTGAAACCAGTCACCAGACATCTGCCATGTCACATTTTTCAGATCCTTAGTTCTGTCTTGGGCGATCCGATACGTCATAGCGTCAATATTGTCGCCGGCCGGCAGCTCGCCGCGGCGGCCTAGACGCCCGTGGTTTCCGTATTCGCAGACAACGTGAACCTTCTCAAAGAAACCCGCTAAAGTTCTTACTAATGATTCTTCAATTGCAACTGTTTCGAAGAGTTGCTCAAAAAGATGCGCTTCAACCTCCCAGGCCTGGCCCGGGAAGATCGTGATGCCTTCGACCATGTCGCCGCCAAACATAAGAACACATTCCTTCACTGGGTGATGAGTTCTTTGTAGAGTCGTGAGCTCGAGGACCTTTTCTGCGAACTGCTCCATTCTTTGAGCGCACGTCGCCATTCCGTAGCTCACTGTCTTCTTACCGTTTTGCCAGTCTGTCGCGTGCACAAGTGCAACCTCTGCTCGAGACTTTCTACTATCCTTTGGTGGCGCGCTTACAGCGTACTTAGACCCGCGGCCTACAGCAGTTGCAGAGTCCTTCGCGGCTCTGTACACGGCCTCGACGATCTCTTCGCTCTTTCGCTTTGCCTTGTACTCGGCTTGCTGCGCTCTTTTCAGAGCTTTTCGAAGCTCGATAATTTCGTCTTCGGCGTTGATATCGTCAGAGAGACTCATCGATCTTTGTCACCAATTCTCCGCGTCGATAGCGGGTAATGACGTGCACAGCAAGTTTGTGCCCGCGTTTTGCCATTGCTCTTGAAATGTTTGATGCCGGTATGCTATGATCATTTAGCGCCTCAATAAGATCTTTTCTGTCTGTCTTATCGAGATGATCTAGGATTTCTACTATTCGTGACTTGCTTCCTTTCACGACGTTAGACTCCTGTATCTCATCAAAAAGCTTTCCCATGTACTACCTCGCTGAAGGTGCTGACTATTTAGCACTATGTACTAAATGATGTACAGAACAATATCACAATCTCTCTGCACACACTGTGATATAGTTAGAAGTATTCCCACTTTTTTGAGTTCGTCAGGTCTTGAGTCGAAGAAATGTGTATAGTGTCCAAGCAGTCAGCCACCGAAGACCGTCAGTCTTCTAACAACATCTTGTCGTCGCAGGGAATGTGTAAGTCATTTGATCTCTCACTAAACAGAATCGTACGCCCGCAGTGAGCACGTGGGCAGACGCAGAGGGCCGTCTTGGGCCGGCAGCCTCGTGGTACGCCGCGCAGGGTTGGCACGTCATGCCATGCTATGGCATTGACAACGGCCGATGCACGTGCGGCGGCACACACCCTGAGCCAAAAGACGTCGGAAAGCATCCGAGCATTCCGGAGTGGAATCTTCATGCGACGAGCGACGTCTCCATAGTAGACGAGTGGTGGACAAAGTCACCGCAGAATAACGTCAGCGTCTTTTGCAAGCCAAGCGGTTTCTTTGTTATCGACATCGACCCTCGCTCTGGTGGACCTGACTCGTTTGAGAAGTTTGAAGCTCTGGTCGATGGAGCGCTTCCTCCGACGGTAGAGGCGATCACTGGCGAGTACTCTATGAACGGGCGCTCAGTTCGTGGCCGACATCTCTTCTACAAGTGCGATCAGTCCGAAGGACTTGTTGGCAATCTAAAAAAGTCTGGGCTTGGTGGAATTGATATCAAGCACAATGGCTATGTGCTTATCGCACCGTCTCGTCACTTCTCTGGAGTGTGCTACGACTGGGCGCCGGGCAAGGCTCCATGGGAAATTGAAATAGCAGAGGCGCCTGAAGAACTACTTGCATCTCTTCGCAAGAGGTCGAAGAGATTGGAGACAGCACTTGCTGAGGGCGAGTGGGGTTTTCTTGACGGGCTAGAGTTTGCCGGTGAGAGAGTAGATGTTGATCGCCTTCTTGACGAAGGTATCGACGAAGGATCGCGCGCTGTAGATATCTACGCTATGGCGTGCGCTCTTGCGAACAAGTTTCCAGTAAATACTGAAGCCGGTCGTTTGGCTGTTGAAACAATGATGATTCGTTTCAACGCAGAGAAGGTGCGGCCACCACTTGAGCTCGAGGGCTCCGGCGGACTTCTTATGCACGTGCGTCGCGCTATTGATTTTGTTGTCAACAACCCTAAGACTGAAAAGCTTTGGCCGGGTCTACAGGAATGGGCAAATAAATCGCAGGAGGAGAGTCGTGCGAGCGTTGGAGATAAGAAAGAATCGGCAACGCAGAAAAGCTCGAGTGCTCCCTCTGCTGATGACGTACATCTACCTGGCACTATCTCTGGCAGTGTATACAGTGCCATTAAAGACGGCGATTCGATTGCCGACGCGTCTAGCATCTCAAATATCGACGTACCACAAGACCCTGACGCGCTTGGGGCAGGGGAAGGCGGGGAGCCTGGAAAGCGTACCCTCTCAGATACTGGCAATGGACGACGTCTCGTGGATTCGTTTGGTGCTGCTATTCGGTACACTCCGGGACTAGGCTGGTTCCACTGGGACGGCGGATACTGGAAGCCAGACGCAGAAAATCTTGAGATGCGCGAGCTGTCTAAGAAGCTTGCGCCGATCATCGCTAGCGAGGTGACGCACTACCTCGACGATGCTGACAAACAGTCTGAGGTAATTCGCTGGGCGCAACAGGCAAAGTCAAACGCTCGTATCAGCGGCGCGATTGAAAGCGCCAACTCCGACCCAAGAATTCTCATCCCAGTCGAGTCATGGGACAGTGACGAAACTCTTCTTGGAGTAGCGAACGGTGTCATCGACCTGAGAACGGGCGAGCTTCTTCGCGGTCGACCAGATCTCTACATCACGAGACGTGCGCCAGTTGCGTACAACCCGGGGATTCGGAATATTCGCTGGGAGCAATTCCTTGACTTTGCTACAGGCGGCGACAAGGAACTTCAAGAGTGGTTGCAAAAAGCTGCCGGATACTCGTTGACAGGTCTTCGTACTCACGACATCATGTTCTTAGTGTACGGACCTCCAGGCTCTGGTAAGAACACTCTTGTCGAAGCGCTTGTGAAAGCGATGGGAACGTCACAATACGCGTGGCCACTTGACTCGAGCATTCTTGCGCAGGGTGACGGACAGGCGCACGGATCAGATCTGTATCACTGGGCAGAGCTTCGCGGTCGTCGTCTTGTTTGGGTTGACGAGCTCCCTGAAACTGAGAGAATGAAAGAAAACTCAGTCAAGAAGCTCACCGGTTCTTCTGAGATCTCGGCTCGCTCTCCTGGAGAAAAGCCATTCACGTTCCAGTCGCGTGCAAAGCTTTGGGTCACTACAAACCACAGACCAGTCATCACCGATGACGCGATGTGGAGACGCATCAGACCAGTGCCTCTGACAAAAGTCCCTGAGAACCCGGACCCTGATTTGAAGCACTACATCTTCGACCCAGAAGGCGCGCTGCCGGCTGTGCTGTCGTGGGCTGTTGAAGGCGCGATCAAACTTCTTGGGTCGAGCGCAAGAGACTCTCTTGGTTGGTGTAAGGCTGTCACAGAAGCTGCTGACATCTACCGCAAGAACGAAGATCGTATCGGATTCTTTCTCCTTGAAGAGACTAAGGAGACCGAAGGCGGTTCAGTGCCAATTAAGTCGCTGTACGCAATTTACCGAGTCTGGAGTGAGGAACGAGGCGAGAAGCCGATGACTCAGATCGCGTTTCAACGTAAGTTGTCAGAGCGTGGGATCGAGATCAACGGCTTCGGTTCTAGAGCCGAGATTCTTGGAATGATGCTAATGCCACGAACGGTCGCCTCGACTGAGGTTGATTGGTCCGTTGCTACAAGATTCGCGAGATAACATTTACCAATAGGATTATGGTACAATGTAATTGTACACAGATCGACGACGCTTTGGGAGAGAGCGACGTCATTCGGGGTCGGGATTGAGCTGCTCTTGGCTGACGGGCAGCTCTCCCGGCCCCGATATTTTTTCTTCAAGAAGATAAGCTCGGCGTACAGATGATGCGTGCCAGGTCTTTTCAAACGGAGTTTCTACACCGTCTGTGTTGAGCTTCTGTGCAATCTTATGATACGACATGCCAGTAGATCGAAGTTGGTCGATTGTTTCAAGCGTGCTATCTGAGATAATTCGCTTTGGACCTTTGTCAACACCCCAGACGATACCTTTCTCTCGTCGATCACGATGAACGTCCTTCTGGCGCTCGGCGATGATCGCGCGTTCCATTTCTGCTAGCGCGCTCATTATCGTGACGACAAAACGTCCCTGGTACGTAGACGTGTCAAGGTTGAGGTCGAGAAGAACTACTCTCCAGTCAAATTTACTGGCTCTGTCGATTATGCTGAGAAAGTCCTTTGTTGATCGAGCAAGTCTGTCAATTCTAGTGACAAAGAGTGCGCCGGCGGTGCCAGCGTCAAGTCGCTCTAGAGCTTCTTTCAAAACCGGCCGGCCGGAGATCGACTTGCCTGAGCGACCCTCTTCGCGGAGGATCTCATATCGTGTGAACCCGGCAAGTTCCGCTGCTCGAACAAGATCACGCTCTTGCGCGTCCAATGAGATACCGTCTGACGCCTGGATGCTGGTTGAGACCCGAGCGTATAGTAAAGCGAGGTCCTTATCTTTCATGGAAGTCACGGCACTTTGTACAATGTGAGATGTAAACCTTTTTGGTTAAAGGTGTATGTTCTAACCCTATCATACCCTTGATTTCTGAGCCTGTGTAACACAAAGCCATGAAAAGCAAGGGTCATACGGACTTATACCAATGATATGGCCTAAAATGGTCAAAAGTGCCGATTTTCAGCCGTCCTTATGATAGAAAAGGAAGAAGAGGACGAAACTATGAAAAATGACAAAGCAATCGTCTTTATCACCGACGATATGTACATTGACTACCTACCTGTCGCTCTTGTTGATGCGTGGGAGGCCTGTGATGGCAAGGTGCCAATCTACGTCATCTTTGAGGGCGGGACGAAGGTAAAGAACATCGACAAGATCGGCGATGTTGCAGAAAAATACGGAATTGACATGAGAACGTCAGTTCTGCCTATGAAGCACGTAGATGAGTTAAAGAGGTTTTGGCAGGACCCGGACGAGCCTGACATTTCTGCATTTCAGTACGCAAAGTGTCTTCTGAACGAGGCTCTGCCAAAACACATCAAATACGCGTACTACCTAGATATTGACATTTTGATCATGAGGCGGTTTCCCGACTTTTTGAGTATCGAGCCAGAGCAGACGATCGCCGTGGTAGATCAGAATCAGCCAAACGAGGCAGAGAGGCTTCTCGGAACACCAGGCAGATACTTCAGCACTGGCGTGATGATTGTGAACCTCGAGCGCTGGAGAAAAACCGGCGTGACAGCAAAATTGAAGAAGATCGTCAAAGAGAGGTCGGATGAGCTTCTTAACGGCGCGCAGGACGCGCTGTTTCTCGCTCTTCACTACGACTGGGACGAGCTGCCTCTGATTTACAACTTCTACCTCATGCCAGACAATCCGTACGTGAAGAACACGAAATCTTATGACTGGGACCCGGCTGAGATCAAACCGGTAATCGTTCACTACTGTGGGCCATGGAAACCATGGAACGGAGACCGCAGAGCGAACACGTACCGCATGTGGCGTGACAAACGCAAAAAGATTTAGGCCATCTGACCAGGGACTTTGCGTCTAAGTGGTCGTTGATGTAATCTAAGTGAAATCTTTGTGGTATAGTAGCTCATACTTCTCCCTACACTCTCCCGGGATGAGAGGAGCACCAAATGAAACAGAACGGTTCACTACTACCTCTACTAAGCTTAGTGGCGGCCGCGCTGGTCGGAATCTCTACGCTCGAGGAAATCGTCGAGGCACGAGAGGCGGCAGAGTTCGCCGACAGCGAGGACTACCGTAAGCTGCTGAGACACGATTTTCCGAGCGTCCCTATGAATGATGAGGCGGCGGAGGAAGAGGAAGCGCCTACACCTGTGCGCTCGGTTGAGATTCGACCACCTATGTCATATGGGGATGAACGTCGCCAGCAAATGCCAGCGTGGGAGCCAGATCCTCTACCGCCGTACAGATCAAATTCTCCAGACTGGAGATGCGACGAGTGGATGGACCTGGCCCGAGAGGTCGGGTGGTCAGAAGATCAGCTTCCCAAGCTGTCTTATACTATATACCGCGAGTCACGTTGCCGCCCCGAGCAGCACAACCCCGATGACCCTATGGGCGGTAGCAATGGGCTGACGCAGATCAACCAGTTCTGGTGCAAGCCAACCCGCTACTGGCCTGGCGGCTGGCTACAAGCGCAAGGGGTTCTTGATCATTGCGACGAGTTGTATGACGCCGAGACAAATCTTCGCGCCGCATTGGCGATCCGCAACAACTCTGGCTGGTCGCCGTGGGGCTTTTCAAAGTAATCTGCCTCTAAAGAGGGAGATGCCCGCCGCTCACCTCCGAAACGGCGGGACCATCCCCCTAAGGTAGCGTTAGGCCTTGTTAGGTGACGCTACGCTCACTCTGCTTACCTCGTCGCTTGATAAGAAACCTCCTTCTCTAACGCGGGTTACAGTGTGTCGTACGTCACTAGACCTTACTCGTCGTCGTCGAACAACGGCTTAGACCGTTTCTTGCCTTTCTTTTCGGCGACAACGTGTGTACGCAGGGGATGATCTAGCGGGAGTCGTTGACGTTTTCTCCCGGCCTTAGTGCCAGTGACCTGCTCGACTTGACCAGTGAGCGGATTTACTCGGGTTCGTGTGCCAGTAGCGGCCTTAGCCTTCTTCTGCTTGCCCAATGTCAGGTTGCCTTTTCTTTTCCTTTTGAGGAGAACTTACCTGTCGCATGATCAACTATGTGATGGTCGATCTTGTCTTCTATTCTATCCAAAGACTTTGCTACAATGGCGTGATCTCTTGTATTTTCATTTCTTGTCTTTTGAATGAGAGCTACAAGAACTCCACCAACCACTGTTATTAAGGCTACAATAACTGCTTCCATGGCTGCACCTTTATCTTTGTGGAGAGAAGATGCTGGCGTCAGCCGAACATCGCCGCCCAAGTCTTGGGACCAACGATTCCGTCAGCCAACTGCCCGTTTTCGCTCTGCCATTTCTTAACAGCCGCGAGCGTCTTGCTACCGAACTGACCGTCGACGAGCTCTGTGCCAACAACTCCTTGAACAAGTTTCACGTTCGGACCAGTTGAGCCTTTGCGAATTGGGGCGCCCGGGTATGGTCGAGAGGCCTTTGTGGCAGTAGCCGCGGGCTTCTTAGCGGGCTTAGTAGCAGCCTTCTTGGTCGTGACCTCCGAGGGAGTAGCGTCTTCGGCCTTTGCGTCAGCGGGCTTGCAGGTGCAATTCTTAGCGTGCTTGTCAGAACCGGGACCCCAGATACCGTCAACGTGTTGATCGTGCTCGGCCTGCCACTCCTTGACCTTCGCCTCAGTCTTCGCCCCGAAGCTACCATCGACTGGCTCAGCGCCAACGATCTTCTGCATGGCCTTAACCTCGTTGCCCTTTGATCCAACCTGGAGCCACGGCTTCTTGCCGGGAGGCGCCTTACGTGTCTTAGCCGCCGGGGCGGGCTTTACAGCAACAGGTGGCTCGCCGAGAAGCTGCCGCATGATCTCAGTGTAATAGGCCGGGTCATCTGCCTTGTCATTCGAGATTTCAATGTGCACCCAGTCGCCGCCAGGAGCGCCGCTGAACGCGGGCTTGTCATAGACCTGCCACGCGGCACGGTCACACTTCCATCCGCGGCCGTGGGGCGCTGGGTAGTAGTCAAACACCGCCTCGATGTGAAGAGCATCGGCGTGGGCGACAACAAAGTCCATCATCTTACAGGCGGCCTCGTAGTTGCCGGGCCCGCGATACGGAGCACCTCTCCAAGAAAGATCGGCCGCGCGGCCAGTCGCATGCACTGAATACGAGGACTTGCCTCTCTTCTTACGAACACCAAAACTGCCGTTATTCCAAAGACCAAAGTGCGCGCTTAAGAGACTAAGAAGTGTCTCCATGCCAGCGCGCTTTCCACCGGCAATTACGTCAAATCCTGTGTATGGGCGGGCCATCACTCTTCTTCTTTCTTAGACGAGCCCTTAGCACCAAAGTATCCTCCGAGGATACCAATGACGCCACCTAGGGCGGTTTGAACAAGCGTCATAACGTCCGATGAAACCTCAACAGCTTCTTCGGTTGTTTGAGTCTCGATCGCGGCAACTGCGTAATCTCCAACGATGGCGACAAGAATCGCCAACATCACGCCAATTGCAAGGATGTACATGGTTTTGTCTTTATAGTTGTCCATGTGGGCGTCACCTCTCAGACGTAGAGCTCTAAATATCATTATAGTCTATTCTTCTGGGTGTCATTCACCAAATAAGTACATCTGAGAGCTACTCGGCTAGGTGACTGCTGAGAGCGAAAAATACTTAAAGATGTACGGGTCGGTCGTAACTTTCGCGCGTCCTTAGTGTATAGTCACATCAATGCCGGAGGGACACTCGATTCGCTATTTCGCCAACGTCCATGAAAACTGTTTTCAAGGACTGCCGGTGGTAGCGACGAGCCCGCAAGGCAGATTCGCAGACGGCGCGGCGTCCATCAACGGAAGAACACTTCTCGGTACTACGACGCACGGCAAGCACCTGTTCTTCCACTTCGAAGAACGTGACGAGATTGTTCACATTCACCTCGGCCTCTACGGGTGGTTCAACATTCGTAGAAACCGAGGCGGGCAGCCGCGACCGTCTGCGAGACTTCGCTTAGAAAACGAAATCTTTGTATCAGAGCTCGTTGGCCCGACGAAATGCGAGTATCTGACAACGGAGCAGATGTTGGAGAAAACTGCAAAGCTTGGAGACGATCCACTTCACGACGAGCCGATGTCTCAGGCGGTTGTCGATAAGATCCGCTCGAGCAAGAAAAGCATCGCGTCACTATTAATGAATCAGTCGATCATCGCTGGCATCGGAAACGTCTACCGAGCCGAGCTTCTCTTTCTTGAGAATCTGAATCCAGAGACTCGAGGATGCGATGTGCCGGAGAAGACGATTGAAAACATCTGGGAAAGAGCATCAGTGCTGATGGGAGACGGAGCGACAGACGGGATGATTCGCACCGTGCACGTCAATCATCTGAGCAACGAAGAGCTTTCAGATTCTAAGTACACTCAATACTCTTACGTCTACAAAAGACATGGGCTACCGTGCAGGGTCTGCTCCAGCGAGGTGCAAATCGGCGACGTAGACGGCCGCAAACTGTACTGGTGTTCGACATGTCAGAAGTAGAACTAGAAGTCGAATTAGAGAGCGTCCCTATTGTTGAATACGAATACGAAGAGGGCGACCACGATAAGTTCGCGCACTACGCTCAGAAGGATCAAATCACAGAAGCACTTGTGAATGGTCTTCCGATTGTAGCGCTCTGTGGAAAGATCTGGGTACCGTCCAGGGATCCCGACAACTTTCCGATCTGCCCGAGATGCGCCGAGCTCTACAAGACGCTTTTTCTGTCTTAGTAGAAGCAGCCTACTTGAGCTATAATTCCTATACCAATCAACTACATCCGCGGGGTGATCGCTGTGTCTTCTTATCTCTCTTTTCATCTTTCTGACGACTTTGTAGCTGAGTACAGAGATAAGAAGCCGCCGTTTGGGTACACCGACGCCGCGGGAAATTCCGTCGGAGAAATCACATTCCTTCGCACATATTCGCGTCTTAAGGAAGACGGCACGAAGGAGACATGGGCTGACGTCTGCGAACGCTGCATCAACGGGATGTACTCGCTTCAAAAAGACCATTGCAAGACAAACCGTCTGCCGTGGAACGACAGCAAGGCGCAGGCAAGTGCTAAGGAAGCGTACGATCGTCTTTTCAATCTAAAGTGGACGCCACCTGGTCGTGGGCTTTGGGTCATGGGCACGCCACTTGTCAACGAGCATCGTAACTCGGCCGCGCTTCAGAACTGCGCGTTTGTCTCGACTGCTGAGATGAGCAAGAACAATCCAGCGAAGCCTTTTGCGTTTCTTATGGAGGCATCGATGCTCGGCGTTGGCGTCGGATTCGATGACCTAGGCGCTGACAAGGAATTCACGATCTACAAGCCAAGCGACAACTACTACGAGTACGAGGTGCCAGACACTCGTGAAGGTTGGGTCGAGTCAATGACGCTTCTGCTCAACTCGTACCTCAAGGCTGATCAAAACACGATCACGTTTGACTACTCGCTCGTTCGCCCCGCAGGCGAGCCAATTCGCACGTTCGGTGGAACAGCCGCTGGGCATCAGCCTCTCGAGAAGCTTCACGATCATATTCGTAAGCTCTTCGACGGTCGTGATGGAGAGTCACTAACACGGACCGATATCGCCGACATCGGAAATCTCATTGGAGTTTGCGTTGTCTCTGGAAACGTTCGTCGCTCTGCTGAGCTTCTTCTTGGTCGACTTGATGATGAGAACTTCCTTAACCTGAAGAACTCTGAGGTGTATCCAGAAAGAAACTCGTATGATCCGAAGGCGCCAGGCTGGGGCTGGATGTCTAACAACTCCGTCGCTACGTCCGTTGGAGAAGACCTGTCAAGTATTGTAGACGGCATCTCACTGAACGGCGAGCCTGGCGTGATCTGGCTGGATATGAGCCGCAAGTATGGGCGTCTCATTGACCCGCCGAACAATAAGGATCACAGGGTCGCTGGTTACAATCCGTGCGCCGAGCAGTCACTTGAGTCATACGAGATGTGCACGCTCGTCGAGACATATCTCAACCGTCACGAGTCACTCGAGGACTACCGACGCACTCTCAAGTTCGCGTACCTGTACGCTAAGACCGTTACTCTTCTTCCGACTCACTGGGAGGAGACAAACGCAATCATGCAACGAAACAGACGGATCGGAACATCGATGTCTGGTGTTGCAAACTTCGCAGACGTGCATGGTCTGCCAGTTCTACGTGACTGGATGGACCAAGGATACGCCACGGTGAAGAATTACGACAACATCTATTCCGAATGGCTTGGTGTTCGTGAGTCGATTAAGACAACGACTGTTAAGCCGTCTGGGACTGTGTCAATTCTCGCCGGCGAGTCACCCGGTGTTCACTGGACGCCGGGTGGCAAATTCTTCTTGAGAGCGATTCGCTTCTCAAACGACGATCCGATGCTCCCACTGTTTCGCATGGCGAACTACAGAGTCGAGCCGGCGTCAGAATCACCAGACACGACATCGGTTGTGTTCTTTCCGATCAAATCAGATGCCACGAGATCAGAGAAGGACGTCACGATCTTCGAGAAGATGTCTCTCGCGTCGACTGCTCAAAGATACTGGTCGGATAACTCGGTGTCAGTGACAATTTCATTCGACGCCGAAGAAGAAAAGGACCAAATCGGAACAGTGCTTCACATGTATGACGGACAACTCAAGACCGTCTCATTCCTCCCACAGGGGAACTTCGTGTATCCGCAGATGCCATACACGCAGATTGACGAGAACGAGTATCTCGAGGCGTCAAAGGCGCTGTTCCCGATTGACTTCACGGGAGTGTACGGAGGAATGGCAGCAGACGCAATTGGTGAAAGCTACTGTACAACAGATTCGTGTGAAATCAAGTTTGTCAAGGAGAACGCCTGAAACATGGTTTAGAATAATCATGTCCTTGGGAGAGGGCTATAACAGGGAGACTCTTCCATGGAAATGATGAAACAAATCAGCTTCAGAATCGTCGCAACGTTTGCAGCAACAGGATTGAGTGTCGTCGGTGCAGGAGCTATTGTTGACGTCCCTCTCGTCAAGGCCGTGCTTATGGCCGGAATTGGTGGAGTCGCGTTTGTTGTTGAGGGACTCGCAAGAGCCTACATGGACGACGGCGTTCTCACGACTGAGGAAATCAACGAAGTCTTCCAAAAGGTCGACAAAAAGAATAACTGACAACTGACAACTGACAACTTTCGGGGAGAAACATTGTCATTTGAATGGATAAATGACGCCGCATGTCGCGGCATGACAGAGTACTTCTATTCTCAGGGATCGAAAAAAGAAGTACCTCGCTCTAAAGTAAAGCGCGAGACAATTGCAAAACAAATATGCAGCCAATGCCCCGTCATTGAACCATGTCGTGAGTACGCGAGAGAGAACGCTGAAATCGGTGTCTGGGGTGGAGAAAACGAAGACGATCGGTTTCTAGCCGGGTACATGCGACAAAACGCGATCTACATTCGACAAAGCAAGCCTCATCGGCGCTTTGGGATTGAGGAGCAGAAGCTTCTCGAGAAGACTAAAGATTCAACACGTCGCTAGCAATAGTGTAAAAGTCTTCTTCAATTGACACAGACTCAAGCGTGCTGTGGCAGTCGTATGAAAGCTCCCACAGGGTGTCTGTGATCTTTTTCGCAGCTACAACTTTCTTATCCGCTGGGTACTTGTCGCTGATTCTGTCATACACGGCACCATAGACGGTTGTGTACAGCGAGCGTTCGTGTCGCATTCGTGATCTCTTTCAGTTATTCTCCCGAAGAGATCTTATCTCCTCTGCCAGATCCCGAAGGTATTGTGACGTGAGCGTGACGTGAAAAGCGCCCTGATCGATGATGTCAGCGAAAAACTCTAACGAATCCTCATAGGGGTAGTCTTCGTCCTCGAGCTCCTCAGGGGTCATGAAGCAGAATGAAGAGAACGCTTATAGTGAGACTGCACTCCGTAGTACAAGGGCGCAGCATTTGAAATCCCGAGCTCTCGAGCAAGCAGATTCATTGGGATACCGTTATTAAACTCCTCGTAGAGCTGCGCGTGATATCCGGAAGTGCCTTGTCTCTTTGCGTTACGCACGCGATCAGCGGCACTCGAGACAGTTGAGTACTCAATCTGTCCCTGGCTCTTTCGAGGGGTCTTCAAAGGAGGAACGTCCGACGTAGTTACTCGACGACGCATGCCAGAGTACGAAACACTAAGACGCCTAGCAAGACGCTGAAGACTTCCACCCTTAGAAGTAAACTCAACGAGAAGCTGCGTGTACTGTCTGCTGTTCACGTGAGCAGGTGTATCCTGATCGCGTCTTCCGTACGCTTTCTGCGCAGAAGCGAGAATCGGCTGAATACGCTTGGCGTACTCTTCTACTAGTCGGTCTTGGTCTGTGCTTGACATGAGACGTATTATTACACGCTTGTGTAAATCTATGTAAGACTTAGACGAGAATAGTTGAAACTTATCTTCTCTTAGTCGCGATCACTGTTGCAGCGCCAGCGATAACAAACGCAGAATACAGCGCGATTGATCCCAGAGGAGAACCGCCAGTTACTGGCAGCGTGGGCGCCACTGCCGGCTCAGAGGCCTCAGGCGTCGGTGCAGAGACTGTCTCGTCTGGCTGTGGTGTTTCTGTCTCCGGCGCTGGTACCGGCTCTGTTACAGGGGTCTCTGGAAGAGTTTCTGTTGTCTCGCCTACCATGACAGCAACCTGACTAAACTCTTCGGGACCCCAGCCTTCACTGTTCTGCGCCGATACGGCGAACGTGTACTCGACACCGGGAGCGAGCCCTGTGATTGTGCAGGAAAGCTCTGTAGTTGTGCACGTTCCGCCGTCTGGGATACTGCGAACTCTGTAGTTGGTGATCGGACCGTTACCGTCCTGCCAAGGAACATCCCACTCGAGCAATACGGAATCGCCGATCACAGTCGCCCATGGCCATGGCGGTACAGGCCCTGGCACTCGAGGAGCCGCTGGCTCAGATGGGGCGGGAGCGGGGGCAGGTGAAGGAGACGGGGCGGGGGCGGGAGAAGGGGCCGGGGTTGACTCAGCGATCGCGCCCATCGACACAGGCACCTGACGAGCCGTACCATTCAATGAAATCGTCAACGTTTCGTCCGCTTGATTCTCACCAGTCACTGAAATCGTACAAGAAGCACCAGCAGGAATTGTCGCACCACAATCCTCTGAGATCGTGAAATCCGTGCCAGTGATCGAAATGCTGTCCACCGTAATGTCAGAACCACTGGTGTTCTCAATCACAATGTCATTCGTCTCGCCAGCCGCATCAAACTCAATCGCGGTCAACGAGAATGAAGCGACGTAGCAATTTGAGCCGCCGGTAAGAAGACCGTCATAGGTGGAAAGGAAGATGTCGCCGCTTTTTTCATACAAGAACATGACGTCGCCGTTGGTTTCGTTGATTGAAGCGTTCGCCCGATCACCGGCAGTGACCACCAGTTCCTGAGCGCTGAACGTTGATCCAGAGTCCGTGGAGTACTGGAAGTACAGGTCAGCGCCATCTTTGTGACCTGAAACGACGTTGCCGCAGTTGTCAGCCGCAAGTGAACGGCCTTGAGAATCAGATGAGGCAGTCACGGTCTGAGTAAGAGCAGCGCCACCGCCGAGATCGATTCGCTCAAGGTTGGCTCCGCTGCCAGCCATGTAGAAGTACAGGTTTGTTCCGTCCGATGTCATCGCACCAACCGAGTAGAACACGGACTTTCCGGTCGAGTTCGCGGAACTGAGCGTCACGCCACGATCGGTGCTCTTGAACCAGAATACAGACGGATTATCAACGAGGACATAAACGTCGTGCGTGAGACGATCAACGCGGACATCAGCGTACACGTAACTTGAACCGGTGGACGTTGAACCCCATGTGGCACCCGCATCATGCGAGTACATGAGGACCGATCCGGAACGGTCCACGGCGTAGATGTAGTCGCCGTCTACCGCCATGTGCGCCGGGCCCATGGTTCCAGCCGTGCCGGTATCTACCG